ATTTTATCTTCCAATATATTCTTTTGGTTGTGCTTCTATTCTTCTTTGTTGTTCAGTTTTAGGAACAAAATCAGTTCCTAGATGTGGGTACTTTTCTATTCTATCCTGCACAACAAACCACAGTATAATCATAGAAAAAGTAAATGCGCCCATAAAAATACCAAACCATTTACCAAATGTTTTAAAATTCTTAACCAGTTTGGCATGTTCTCTATCATGTTGCATTTGTATCTGAATATGACGCTTCAATGCTTCAGACTGTCTTGCATTTATTATCTTAGATTGCTGTAGTACTTCTGTCCAGAGTGCACCCAATTCAGGTGGACTTTGATATATCATTACTTGTCGCAACTCAACTTCCATCTGCTCAAGTTTCTTTTTCATTAGTACTCTTTGCAGAGCACGTTTTCCTACAGAAGCATCACCTGTGTATAAATTATATGATTGTTTTTCTTCTGCTTCAAATACTGCTATACATTTTGCTTGATTGTCAAAGAAAGCACCAAGATGTTGACCTAAATCAAAATAAACATCACCTGAATCTTTCTTGTTTAATTCTTTTATCCTAGACTTTTCTTCATTCAGTTGTTTGATTGCTGCAGGTGGTGGTGTCTTTCCTTTCTCTGCATACATACCATGGAACTGCGCATCTAGATCTTTGAGTACATCCTTTATATCTCCAGCTGCGCCTTTGATATCTTTGTATAATTTACATCCAGCTTTAATCGCAGATACAGCACCATTGGCTAGAGCAAAGAGTGTTAGGGGATCCATCTATTCTCCCTCTTTTTCCACTCTAAACAAACTACACGACGCTCATAAACATCACCAGACCAAGTCCAGCGGACACACTGCCACTCTGGCCATTTTTTAACATCAGGCTCTTTTGCTAATAATGTTAAAAATAAGACCCACTCATACATTTACTTAGATCCTTTGGCGTAATCTTCACGCTCTTTCTGTTCTTGAGCATCACGTTGTTTTTGTTGCTGACGAAGAACTAGATTTCTCTGAGCAACTTTTTGCTCATAAATTCGTTTTTCTTCCATCTGACCATAAATTCCAACACCAACCATGGCAATACAGAAAACAACAACAGAACCTGCTAGAAAATACATACCAAGCATAAGCATGTCTGCCATTTTTTTCTTATGGGCTGCTTGTCTGTCTTCTTCTGCACGTTGGGCTTCTGCTCTTGCCTTAAAAAGCCTAGTGCGCTCAGCAATCATTCGTTCCCAGATTTCTGGTTTGTTTAATTGCCAAAGAAGCATGTCTTTTAAATCACGTTCAGCTTGCCTTAGGGCATCACTGTGCATGGCAATTTGTAAGGCTTCGTGACCTAACTCTGCATCTGTTTTGCCTAGTAGATTAGCCTTAGCTTTTAACTTTATTCGTTCACGATGTATTGAATCTGAAGACTCAAAAAACTTGCTGAATTGTCCTACTAGACTGTTTATGTCTTTGCCCAGAGCTATAGCTTGTTTGATGTGGCTGACCGCTGATTGGGCAGCAGCAAATGCCAGCCCAATAGTTATGGGATCCACTACAATTCTCCTAAACCATGGCAGTATTACTACTATTTAGGTTTTTTGTCTTGCAGTTCGTCTACTTCTTTTTCGATGGTTTTTACACCTGGAGATGGAAACACACTCTGGACTTTGTTCAAGAACGATTGTGTCTTCGATGGTTTTTGACCAGTTTCTTCTAAATATCGACCAACTTGTTTTCTATTATAGAGTTCTGGTTGCCAATCTTTAGTTGGTTCGTCTACTTCAATTTTTGGAAGTTCAGATTCTAGTAAATCATTGACTTCTTTTTTAATTTCTTCTGGAACAATAGTAGTTTCTAATTGTTCTTTTGATAAATGTTCTGTAATATGATCAAAAACAGGAGTTGTGCTTGGTTCATCGACTTTTATTTCGTCATTAAGTCTAACTTCTGTTTTTTCTGGAAAGTCTTCAACAGGTGGTTTCTCAAAAAAGTCATTCCACTTTCTTGTACCAGTATGTTTGAGATTCCAGTTAGCAGCGATTAATAATAATACTGCCAGCGGATCAAATACTATAACAATTAGTATAGTGACGATACGAACTGCTTTTTCAAGCATATTCGTATCATTAGAACTTTCGTCACCATATATCAATGCAGCAATGTATTTTATTGGACCGACTTCGGCTTCGACTTTACGGACTTCGCTGGCGATGGGGGCACGTTCTTCGTTGTACTTGGCGATCTTGGCTTGCGCTGTACCGATTTCGTTGAGGATTCTGGCTCTGTCTTTTTGCTGGCTTCTGCGGACGGTAATGGCTCGCTCTGTTCCTTTGGTATCGTCTGTTCTTGCGATGGTTTGATCCACTTGAGCATCGAGTTGAGTAAGTTCTTTACGATTTGCATTGATATTTTCCTTTTCTGTTTTAATCTTCTCATCAATCAATGCTAACTTAGATTGAACATCTCCCGTAGGAATTGCTTGATCCAAATGTGCCTTTGATAAGAATCCGAAAATGCCCATTGATGTTAATAACATTAACACTATCAAGGCAGCTACAAAGTATGACTTCATCAATGTTGGAATTTCTTTCCAGTTTTGATAGAGCCATGATGCCACTACAAGTTTCGATGCCTCAAGCAACGAACCCATAAGAGCAATCGGTACAACAGCTGCAGCAAAGATTGCGACAAGACCCATCACTGCGTAATACGCAGCAAGTGCCGACAATGATAGTGCAACTGCAAAAAGTAAATATGTCATAGTTTGTTTTTAATATGAGAGCCATGGACTCGAACAGATATCTGTCCGTTGTAGTAGTCGTCTGACTCCAACACCTTTCGTGCAAACTGTTCTCGTGCTTCTATGTAAGAACATTCAGCTTTAGATTTACAAAAGAAAAGAATCTCACGAACAAAGTTGTCTTTGCCAAGAGACTCTACATCTTTATTTAGTTCTAAACTCGAACCATAGTACTCCATCCAATCGGAGTCTATTTTGCTACGGATCTTCTTTCGTTTCTTGATTCCGTTTTTCTGTGTCATCATCTTGTATGTAGTTTTAGAAAACTTAGATAGTTTCTTACCCACATACATACGACTGCTGGCTTTGTTCGTAATTAAATAAACAAAGCCAACGCAGTCTTCTGGTAATTCCTCAACAATAATGTTTTTATATGTCCACATAGAACATATTTATTCATCCTCGTCGAGTTCCTCTTCTTCGTAGATATCAGCAGAACACACAGGACAATAGACAATATCAGCAAGCACCTTGTCTTCTCCCTTGAGAACTATCTTTCCTCTTGCGTCACAACTTTCACATTCAAAATATTTTGTTATCATACGCTAAATGAACTTCCGCATCCACAAGTGGATTTTGCATTAGGATTAGAGATAACAAACTGTGAACCTTTTAGTTTGTCACTAGTGAAATCAATTGTTGCCGTATCAAAATATTGCATACTCATAGCATCAACTACGAGATTATCAATAACAAAGTCATCTTCTTCTTTGTCAGCTTCAAGCGTAAATCCATAGTTAAAACCAGAACATCCTCCGCCAGTAATAAATGCTCTTACATATTTCATAGAGGGTTCATCTAAAAGAATCTCAGTAAGTTGTATTTTTGCGTTTTCTGTTAGAGTAATCATATGCACTCACATTTTAGTTGATAGTCGTTTATTGCTGCTTTTATGGCATCTTCAGCAAGGATGCTACAATGGATTTTGACTGGTGGCAATGCGAGTTCTTGAGCAATGTCTGAATTTTTAATAACTGCTGCTTGCTCCAATGTCTTGCCCTTAACCCACTCGGTAACAAGAGAGGAACTTGCAATTGCAGATCCACATCCGTATGTTTTAAATTTTGCATCTGTAATAATTCCATCTTCAACTTTAATCTGTAACTTCATCACATCACCACATGCTGGTGCACCAACCATGCCAGTTCCAACTGATGGATCGTCTTTATCCAGAGAACCAACATTACGTGGGTTTTCATAGTGGTCAATAACTTTATTTGAATATGCCATATTACTCCTCGTACATGACTGTTTTAGTATCGCCCAGTGCCCACTTAGAATCTGACTCTACAGACCATTTGACAGTGGCAACTTTAAAATCTGGATGTTTTAGTTCTTTTGGATTGCTGCTTGGTTCTAATATAATTAAACGATTATTTGGCTGAGCAGCAAACTGCCCATTATCACACTGAATGAAATTATAAGACTTGTGGTCTTCTGGATCTTCAGAAAACCCTGTATCAAGAATGTTAAAATCAGGATGAGCAGAATCAACTGTAAAAAGATAAACACCATACTGCCAATCTCCGTTCTTCAATTTAAACTTACAACGCATTGACTGTAGTTGTGCTTTTTTAATCACTGTGATATCATAAGAAAGACAATCCCACAACTGAAGATAATCTAGGGGTAGTGGTTCACCTTCAATTGGTTTCCAGCAGTAAGCATGTAGTGGTAGTTTATCATATAAAGCACCGTAATTATTTAGATACGATTCAATACGAAACGCTTGTCCTCGTAAAGACTTAATGCTAACCCACCAACAAGGTTCAAGTTCTCCGTGACCTTTCTCAAAGTCATAGAGAAACTCTCTGCGTACAAAACACTTAATAGGTGGTAAGTTCGCTACGATATGTGACATTATGCTGCCTTACCCCAAACATCACCCCAGTCACCAGATAAAGTGCCTTTTGCATAATCAGTTACACGATTCTCAAAGAAGTTGCCGTGTACTGGTGCATTAATCATTTCTTCAACCCATGGCAGTGGATTCTTTTTAACTTTGAATACACCTTTCATACCAAGAGAGATTAGGCGACGATCTGCGATATAACGAATATACTTCTTTACGTCTTCAGCGGATAGATCACGCATCTCTGCGCCAGCAAAAGAGATATCGATAAACTTGTCTTCAAGTTCTACCATGCGTTCTGCAATAGTGTAGATTTTACCCTTGAGTTCATCATTCCAGATTTGTGGATTCTCTTTTATATATTCACGGAATAACTTAATCATTGACTCAGCATGCATAGTTTCGTCAACAATACTCCATGTAACGATCTGTCCCATACCTTTCATCATACCATGGCGTGGCATATTCAAAAGCATGATGAATGAAGAGAATAACTGCATACCTTCGGTGAATGCAGAAAACACAGCAATGTGTTCAGCAGTTGAAGCAATCGTACCATTACGTGATGAGATGTCAGCAACATAATCGTGCTTGTCTTTCATCTCTTGGTATTCCATAAACTGAGAATATGTAACTTCGGGTAGACCCAAGGTTTCAATCAGATGGCTATACGCAGCAATGTGTAGTGCTTCACGTGCTGCAAATCCAGACAACATCATACGAATTTCTGGTTGTGGAAAGTATGGAAGATAGTTCTTCACATATCCACCAGCGACATCAATGTCACCTTGTGTAAAGAAACGAAAGATGTTTGTTAAGAAATCTTTTTCGGGTTGTGTTAGTTTCTTTTTCCAATCCTTTACATCTTCAGCCATTGGTACTTCTGTATGTAACCAATGTGATTGCTCGTGCTTTAACCATGCATCATATGCCCATGGATAATTAAATGGTTTGAAGTAATTTCTTTCATCTGTCATTCTGCTATGTATTTTAGACATTGTTTATCTCTTTTAGTTTAAATGCAACACTTATTCGTAATTGTTTGCAATGGATTGATGGGTCGCTACCATAATGTAGCATGTTACTTTTAAATAATACTCCACTGTTAGGTACAGGAAGATATGATTGAATTTCATCATTTTCTTGGAAGATAGTAAAACCTTCCCAGTTTGGTTGCCAAATTGGATTCATATAAATCAAAAATGTATAGCAATCATCTTGTAGTGCATCTCTATGAAAATCTCCACATTGACCATATGATTGCCCATTTGCATTAACTGATATTAATTCAAATGTTTTATTGGTTAATTTTTGTATTCGTTTAAATAAAAATTCTGAGTAGTATGGTTTTTCTATTAAGTTTTTATACCAAAATGTTATGGCGTTTTCTGATTTAGAACTAATGTTATTAAATGTCCAAGAACTATCTCTTATCATTTCATATTCAATTAAGAAATCATCTTCTGGTAGAATATTTTTATAAACACTAAACATTTATCCCTCACATGCCATACACGCACCATCATCAGTAGTTAATGCTGTCAAGTTAATTTCTTTAATAATTTCTCGTTCAATTCGTTTTGATACTTTATCTGCTTTAGCAATCTTATCACTACGGCAGTAGTACATAGTTTTTAATCCAGACTTCCATGCTTGGAAGTGAACCGCATGAATATACTTGATGTGACTATCTGGTCTAAAGAATACATTTAACGATTGTGCTTGGTCGATATATTGTTGCCTGTCGGCAGCGTGTTGAATGACCCAACGCTGGTCAATTTCCATAGAAGTTTTGAAGACATCTTTCTCCCAGTCTCCCAACCAATCCAAGTGCTGAACACTACCATCATTCGCAATGATGCTAGACCATACTTCGTCTGACCAACCTTCTTTATGATTGACTGCTTGTTTTTGAATAATCGCATCGAGCCACCTGTTCTTATTTAAGTGGGATCCTGATAAAGTGTCTTGACGATAAGCATTAGCACGATAAGGTTCAATGCTAGGAGAAGTATTACCCATAAGAATGGAAGAACTAGCATTAGGAGCAATAGCCATGAGATGACTAAACCTATTCCCAGTACCCACAGCATCCAACGCTTCACCACGTTCCAATCCAAGTTTTTTATTAGCATCATCTAGTTTTCCTCTTATGTGCGCAAAGATTTGTTTGTTTCTTCCGACTGCCATAGCTGATTCCCATGGCAGATTAGTTCGTTGTAGATAAGCATGCCAACCCAAAGCACCGATCCCAATGCTGCGCTCACGTATGGCAGAATACCTTGCACGCTTAATGGTGTCAGGAGCATTAAGAATGAAATACTCCAGAACATTATCCAACATTTCAGCAATATCAGCAAGGAACAAAGGATCAGATTTCCATTCATCATAATACTCCAAATTTACAGATGATAAACAACAAACAGCAGTACGCTCTTCGTTAGTTGGTAGAATAATTTCTGAACAAAGGTTTGACTGATTAATCTTTAATCCAAGATCTTTCAAGTGCTGTGGCATTTTACGATTTGATTCATCGATAAAGTGCAAGTATGGTTCGCCTGTCATCATACGCATCTCAAGAATACGTTGCCACAATTCTTTGGCTGATACTGTTTCACGAACTTCGTTAGAAGCTGGATCAACTAATTTCCATGAGTCATCAAAGTTTGGATCAAGCATAGACTGCTCAATAATTTCCATAAATGCATCTGGGATATTAATTCCATGGTGCATGTTCAGACAACGCATATTCTGGTCGCCTGTTGGTTTTCTCATCTCAAGAAAAGATATAATATCAGGATGGCTAATGTCCAGATAAGCAGCGTAGCTACCCCTGCGAGTACGACCTTGACGATAAGCAAGAGATGAGGCATCATACATTTTAAGGTGGGGCATGACTCCAGTAGATTTATCATCCGCTGAACGAATGCCAAAGCCAATGCCGACACCACCGCCCAACATTGAAAGCCAATTTGTTTCAGATAGATTATCAACTAGACCCTCAGCAGTATCTTCAATGAAGTTAAGAAAACATGATATAGGCAGACCACGCTTACTGCGACCAAAAGAAAGAATGGGAGTAGAATAAGACAACCAATGAAGACTGGAGTATTCATATAGTCGCTGTGCATGTTCTGGAGTGCTTCCGAAAGTCGATGAAACATATGCAAACCTTTCTTGAGGTGAAACCTCTTCATCCTTCATGTAAGATTCTTTTAATCTAATTCTACCCAACTCATCAAACAATTTATCACGTGTATAGTCTACCGTTATGCCATGCACAATGTCATTCATATTTCTTGCCCCAATATTCTTATAGTTTTATTAATTCATTTGCTAGAGGGAATACCTCAGCAATAACCTTTGCGCAGTGTCGTGCGACTTCTTGGTGTTCTTTTTGTGTACCATCTGCAGATCGGAGTTCAATAAAGTGAATCCAGCTACGCAATGTACCATTCATATAAAGACGAGAAACAGTCAGTCCTTCTGGCAGTACTGCTCTTGCTTGTTCTTTTGCAATCCCATTTACGATTGCCCACTCATAAGCATTTTTACATTCTTCAATCACTCGCTTTTGTCTCTCTTCCCACCATGCTTGTAATGCTAAGTTGTCAGTCACAATACTATTTTGACGATTATTCGTATCTTGGAGTCGGGCTTCCCTAAGAACGAAAGATAAGTCTTTTGTTGGATCAGCATATCGCTGGCTAAATTCTTGGAACGAGAAAGAACGATGACGCAAGATTTGTCTTGCTATGTCACGAGTTGTTTCAATTTCTAAACAAGCACTGACCATTTCTAGTGGTGACCAGTGTTGATGTTTAATTAAATACTTAATTAACTTCTCTGATGTATCTGTGTTGAACTGGTTGCTGGGATTACTCACTCTAGCACAAAAGGCAACTAACTCTTGTACATCTACTAAACCTTCTTTATACATTTCTTCCGAAGGTTTACTATAACTTATCATTCTAACATTCATATTTTCTTCCATGTACTAAATTTCAACTTTGCTTCTATACCTGCGAAGGTATTGGTATTTATGACTTCAGCGATTTCATCGGCAGTCATTCCGCCATGTAAAATCATTTCATTCACATCTTTCTGTTGAATATGTTCTGGGAACATACAGACAGAATAACCTAAATTGATATACTTTTCTAACTGTTTGACAATATCTTTATTTCTTGGCTCATTGTCCATTACAATAGTGGCATTAGCAAGAATACTCCGAATAGTAGGGGTATCAAAACTTGCTCCTGAAACAGCCACTGCGTTTGGTAGAAAAAGCGAGTCAATTGGTCCTTCGACCACAAGTATCCTTTTAGCATAATCAATCCTTTCAAGTCCATAAATTTTTTCCTGAGTCTCATCCACCTTGATGGTATAATACTTAGGCTCTTCATTTCCATACGCTCTAGCTTGATATGCAAAACACTTACCAGCATTAGTAAAGAATGGAATAATCATCCTTGGATGGTCGTCTTGTATTGGCTCTTGGAATTTAGCAATCACTGAATTAGTGTATGCTTTAAATTTTGGAGCAAAGTACAACAGACTCCATTTATCCTTTGGAATCTTTCTTTTAACTACATACTGAACAGCAGGATGTGTCAGCGGTAGTTTGTCTAATCTTAAGAGAGATGACAGAATATCATCTTCAAGAAGATCTTCTGATTCTGTCTCAAAAATTACTTGTGTGTCAGCAATGTCTTTGTGATCATTATATCTTGTTGCACCAGACTTGTATCTTTCAAGCACATACTCATCATACAATTTTGTATCAACATACTTAATAAGATTACCTATGTTAGTACCGTAACCACAGTTGTGACATTTTACAAATAGATCTGCCTTTGCACGATAGATATAACCACGTGCTTTTAATTTATTGGATGTGCTATCCCCACAAACTGGACACGAATAGTTCCAGAGATAATCTTTCTTTTGTTTGAAGTTGCGCAAGCGACCACCCAGTATTTGGGCGTACTTTGCATCAATGTATAACATCACAAATCTCCACTAGTAGAGTACATTATACCCTACTTATCATTACAAAGCAAGTTTTATTTTAAAAACTTTGCAATTTCAGCTAAATGACCAATAATAAAACCTACAGTTCCTGCACCGCCAATTACATACCACTTCCACTGTTCAAGTGCTGCAACTCTGCCGTTCATTTTCTCTAAATCTTGAACAACATCTTTTTTAATGTCAGCATGTTGGTCTTGAGAGATTTGTGCATTGGCTTGCATCTTATGTTCGATGCGTGTTTGCATATCGTCAATCTTGTCAACGATTTCTCTATTGGATGTAGTGATACGAGAGTGTACCTCTTTGAGATCAGATTTCAACTCTTTTACATCCTCTTTTATGGTTTCTACTTGTGCTTCCAATTTGGCTAGTCTTTCTGTGTCCATTATTTTACACTCTCAAAAATATTTTTTTGTGCATTGTACCATTCAATCCAAGTACTAACCTTAATTTTGCATTCATGGTATTGACCGTAATTGTCCACTACGACTTTCAACACTTCACTTAACTTTTCAGTAGGTTCAGTTTTCTTCAAGTCAGGACACATCTCCATAAGTTCAGCTGGAACTGATGGAAAATTTCTTTTAACTGGTGTCGAACTGCAACCAGCTAATATTAATATTGTTAGAGCAATTGGTAAAAAGGTTTTCATCTTTTTACTCCGCCTGGAATTGCTGCTTCATTTAGTATATTAATTGCTTCTGGTGCAAGTTTACATTCAGAATCAACTTTAATTTCTACTTCTTTAATTTTTTCTTGTATTACAATTTGTGTTTCTTTAACAACTTTAACTTTGTCTTTGTAGACAGTGACAATCTTTTCAGTCACTTCTTTAGACTGTTGCTCAGAGATTGCGATTTTGGCTTCAAGTTCAGCAACCTTTTCTCTCCATTCCATTTCAACAGAGTATCCACCTTTGAGGTAAACACCTATAACCATGAGCACAACGCTTACCACTTTTATTAGTAAGTGATAAGGTGCAACGACTGGAAGCCAACGAACTACATAATCAAAGAAAAGAGATGCTACAAATCCAACAATGCCAGTAATAAGGATAGTATTAATTATCCATGCTAAAAGTGCATCAGGAAGAAACGCTAACATCCACATTATTAAACTACCTCTGGTTTCGGACGACGAACCATTGACATTTTATATTTTTTGATTTCTTTAGTACCAATCTTAGGTTCATCTGTAGAAACTGCAGCACCAGTTGAATTTGCTGGTGCTTCTTCATTAAGAAATCTTTTAACTAAAATTTCTTCTTCAACAAGAGAACAGTTATTATCCAATAACTTTGTGATCTTTTCAAATTTATCTTCCATTAATGCAGTTGAACGATTACCAGATTGGTATTGTTCTTTAACCAAAAACAATGCTGCAATTAAAGATTTAAGTTTATTCTCACCACCAATTTTATTGATGATTTTTTTCATGTTAAACACTAAGCGAGTTAAAAATGTGTAAGCATCCTTCTCTTCAGAACTTTTAAGAGTGCTAACTTTCTTTAGATTTTTACCATCTTTATCAATGATACCTAATTTGTATGCTTTTGTATCTTCAAAGTTAGTGACTAACATTGAAAGAATTTTATATGCAAGCAAATTATCTATAATGCGACTCATTAGATCTTCCTTAGTGTTGCAATAATCACTTCATCCAAAACAATGTCAGATAAAATAATATTAAATTCTGGTAAAGATTCAGGCATTCTTTCAAGATATACTAAAAATGTTATCAAAGAATCCCAACATGATTTTTCTATTTTATGAAACAACATTTTAGTTGCTGAATCTCCAAATATATTGTACAGCACAATAATGTGATTAAGAATCAATCTTTCTTTAAGTTCACCATTATTTTTATACCTTGAGAACAACTTCTTAAGATATAAAAACTTCTTTATGTCTTCTTCAAATTCTTGTAGACTATGGCACTGCGGATTATCGTAGTGATGCATTGCGTATACAAGAAAGTTGTCTTCATTTAGTTTTTCACTAACCATATTATCTTCAAAAAGTAGAAGGAGACCAACTCTCCTTCTTTACATTATGTATTTATTATGCGTCAGGAAGGACTGTATCGTCAGATGCGTCAGAACCAATAGAACCCATGGCAACTAATGTTTCAGTAGTAATACGACCAGCACGACCGCCAGTACCAACAGTACGAAGAACCCAACCAGCGTGAGTAGCAGCAATACCAGTAGCACCAAAACCTTTAGAAGCAGTAGCAGTTGCTTGGATCGTTGCTACTGCAGTAGCAAGTTCAAAGTATTGAGCATCGTTACCTTGACCAGTAATGTCAACAGTTGATCCAGCATCAGTAGCAGAAACTTTAAACGCATTGGCAGTTAGACCAGAAACAGTAACATAATATGTTGTGTTATTTGTTAGACCAGTTGCAGCAGTGCCACCACCATGGAAGTACTTAACAGCATCACCAGTATTTAGACCATGCGCTGTATAAGCGATAGTGTCAGTAGCAGTATCGATTGATGCTAAAGGAATAGTGCGTCTTGGGATTGCGATCGCAACAGTCGGTGCTGAAGTATATGCAGAACCCACGTTTGTAACAGTAACTGCAGTAACTGCACCACCAGCGATAGTAGCAGTAGCTGCAGCAGAAGATCCTGCGCCACCCGAGAAGGTAACTGCAGGTGCTTCTAGATAACGTGCACCGCCAGCAGCAACTGCAACTGAAGTTACGTTATCGCCACCTGCTGTGATTTCAGTAGTATCCATACCGAATGTTTTTGCTTTGTCAGCGTCTGAAAGGTATTTTGGTTTACCTGCAGCGCCATCTGTATTTGTCCATAGTGCCATTTTATTCTCCTTGAATTAAACTTTAATTTATTTTGTATGTAGTTTAGAATTACCAAAATTCTTACGAGCACCAGATTGTGCTCCAGCTGGACGACCACGCCCACGCTTTTCAGGCGTAACCTTTACTGGTTTCTTATCATCATAATCATCTTCTCCTTCTGGATCAACATAACTTGCTCCATAAGAACGACCTTTAACTTGAGTGACTCCACCTGGACCTGGAGTGTACTCTAGTAGATTAGAAATAAAATCACTATAAGAAAGTGTTTTAAATTCTTTTAGATTAGAAGATACTTTAAACTTATGTACTTCACCAGCACCTAGTTTACCATCTTTGTTTGCTTTGATATGAACTTCACCATTAGTATTGTGCTTAACAACACCAGAAATTTTATCACCAGTCTTAGAGTGGTAGAAGTCCATCTCTTGTCCAGTCTTCATATGCTTTGCCATGTCTGGGTGCATCAATCCTTGAGAAGCAAATTCACGATGATTGGCTTCGTCAATCTGTTCGACTTCTTCTTTGGTCAAACGATCAACTGCTTTTTCAAGACCATCTCTGCGCTTCCAAGATTTTTGTTTATATTTGCTGGATAGTTCGGTGTTAGAATCTTTCATACCTGGACTTCTTGCTCTGTCAGCCCTGTTTTCAAAGTCTGCGCCAATTTTACGAGTAATTGTAGCATCACGGGATGCTTTCTTTACATAATTCCCAAGAGTACCCTTTGACAATTCGTCGATTGATTCAGCTTCTTCTTTAACATTCGTTGGCATACCATTGATTGGTTTGCGTGATGCTTTCAACGCTTTATTCTCTGGAGTACCTTTGATATACTTACGATCTGGAACTGGAGCAACTGGTGCTTGTTCTTCTAATTCAGAGTGTAGATAATCAGCAGCAGTTACAATGTAATCAGAGGCAAGAGTAATCTTAGATTGAACCCACTCTGGAAGATCAGTATCTGGCTTTAGTGTTTCTTTAATCATTTCAGCACAACGAATTAGTGTTGACAATTGATTCATAGCCATGTCACCTTCGTAACCATACTCTTGTTCGTCTTTAGATTCTCTGTTTAAAATTCTTTTATTTGCTTTTCTAACACCAGTTATTCTATTCATCGAACTATTTCCTGGTTTACCATCTCTGTAATCTTTATAAACTTTGTCTTTATAAGAATTTAATGTATTCGTTGATAACTCATCAATAGATTCAACTTCTTCGTTTGTTTTTTTATTTGAAGCAGCAATAGCCTTTTTAGCAAGTTCACGTGCACGACTCATTGGTGATTGCATAGTACCATCTGAGTTTTTAACAGGTGCAGTCTTTGTATATGGACCATCAAATGGAGGATCTTCTTTCTTTGATTCATCTACTTTCATCTTATCTTTCTTTTCTGTTTCTTCTCCAGAATTAAACACGATTTCTTTATGAGACTTACGACCAGATGGACTAGTTTTATAGTCTGCACGAGCCATACGATCGTCAGATTCTTTTAAATCATTATGTTTAACTGTAGTTTTTGGTCCATTATTAGCACTTTGGAAATGAACATCTTCACCAGACTTCTTTGCTGTCCAGTGACGACCTGTCTCATCTTTAAACTTATGTTCTTGCTGGTCTTTTAAATTAGCAATAGCTTCATGGTGTTCTGGGTGCAGAGGAATAGAGAAATCAGAACCATGATGAACAGTCTTCATAGTTCCCCATGAATACTTCTGTGTTTTAACAGTGGCTTCTTCTAACTTACGCCAATCACGCATACCATGGTGACGATCTAAATGACGCTCTAAAGTTTTCTTATCTTCTGGAGTTGTTTTATTATGATAGTATGCTTTTTTAACAGTAGCAGCATCATACATTTTGGGATTACCAGCAATCTCAGAAGGATCTAATGCTTCTTCTAACTCTTCTGTTTCTTCTTTACGTAGAAGTTTAAAGTCATGATCATCGATTTGACCATTCTTATTCTTGTCGATCTTATGTTGCTTACCCTTCAACGCTTCCATAAATGATTTAAATTGCATGTTTCTTCTCCAGTTATTTCTTATTTAGTTTTATTAACAGTTCCATTTACGCAGAGCCAACGCTTTACGTGTTGGTTCACCATTTGGTTTCTTCATTGCGCCTTCCATGCCACCCATACGTGCGCAGAAACTCTTACGACGATTGGCAGCTTTACTACCAGCTTTTAGTTTTGATGGTGGAGTTGTTACTGGTGCTTGTAGATTTGCACCTTTAGCATTGTATGCGTCACGACCTTTTTGAGTTAGACCACCAGTAGAACTTTTGTGTCCTTTGGCATCAACTGCAGCTTCGTAAAGGGTAACATCATCTACTGCTTCAAACTTTTCCCAAACAAGTTCAGGATCCATGCTATACTCTTCTGCCATTGCCATTACCATCTCTTCGATAACATCAAACTGTGCTTCGACTTCTTCATTCTTTGGTACGCA